ACTATACCGCTGCCCTGGAGTTCTTTGACTTCAGCAAAACCTGGATCTTCATCTCTCGATTCGATGGCTAGAGGGGAATACCAAAAAGGAGGGTTGATGCGACTACTGAGGATAGAGATAGATACGGACGTGTCGGTCTGGTCAGAGAAGGGGGAGCTGGCCCCTGCTGATTTACGGACTGATGTGGGGGATGCGCTCTCCGCCACGACGCTGAAGCTGGTGCTGGCGGAGCTCGGAGAGAAAATCGAGTCGGGCCAGCATAAGGGCAAGATCCACGCTAAAAGCGGAGAGCTGATGGGGTTTTGGGACTGGACACGGGAGGAGGACAGCGGATTTGGGGAGGCGCATTCGTGGCCTTCCAAAGGAGTTAATAGGGGTACTGGATGTTCGAGCGAAAGAGTGACGGCCTAGGTGTCATGGGTGTCATGGGTGTCATGGGGGGTGACACCTCCGAACTCCCTAATTTTCTTCTATTGTTTCGGACACTTACGAAGGGCCTAAAAATCAGAGGTGTCATGGGTGTCATGGGGGGGTGACACCTCCCGGGGGGTATCTCTGCTTCGTAAGTCGCTGGATCCCTGAGACTTCCGGAGGTTCCGGAGGTTCCGGAGATATTTCCGGTCTTTGGATTTGGATGGGCGACAGAAACTGTATCAAAGGGAGCATTATGAGCGACACAAAGCTGTACACTTATCAAGAACTTTCACAAGAGATGAAGTGCTCGGTCGGTGCTTTGCGGAAGTGGCGGCGGCAAGGGATGCCTTGTCTTTTTTTCGGCAGGCTTGTGAGATTTCGCCTGGACGATGTTCTCCAATGGTTCGCCGAGAAACCGCACCCGAAATAGGGATTCGTCAGAAAGAGCCTGTTCCTGGGCAAAAAAAGGCGCTTCGAGATGATAGCTCGAAGCGCCTCAGTATCACGAACCGTATAGAGAAAGTATTTAAGTATGAAAAGTATGAAAAGTATATACGCTAACGAAAATGTGTGCAAGGGCGTTCGCTATAACGACAACGCGAAGTGGAGCAAAACCGAGAGGGAGCGAGGACACTATGGATGACCGATTAGAGCCACGGAAGCGGCGCACAGATATCTTACTCGATTACCAGTATAACATCAGGCAAGCGGCGGCTGAGTGTATCCGGCAGTTGGCGCTGTCGCGGGGCAGTGTACGAATAGGCGCGTCGCTTAAATATGTCACAAAGGCGGAAGTAGGGCGCATGCGCAAGATTGCGCACAGTGAGGCAGCGGAAGTGACAGAGTGGCATACGCATTGGCGGGACCGGGAAGCCACGCCGTGCATGCTGTCGCTGCAGGATCTTATTGAGTACGAGGGCGATGTGAGGGTCTCTTATGTCCAGGGGACAGGCCGATTGCCTGTATCAGAGGAATCTCCATGAAAAATAAAAATGAAAGAAAGAAATGGCGGCAGTTTGAGGCTGCGTTTGCTTGTCCGCCAGACTTCGTGATCCCCATCCTGGTTGACGATCCTGACTTCGCCAATCAAGTGGAGCGACAGCGCCAACGTTTCCTCCTGCTTAAGACCATAATAGACGACGAAGGTTTCCGCGCTGAACCGTACCAAGATACCCGCGGCGTATGGACCTTCGGCTTCGGGTTCACGTCTCTCAGCCATGAGGAATCGTGCCACATCCTTAGCTGGAAGCTAGCGGAGCTCGGTTTCCAGGTGCAGACCTCTTTCCCGCGTGAGATAGGCGACAGCGAGTGGGCGCCTGATATTCGTCGCCTCCTCATAGAAATGGCCTACCAGATGGGCCTCGGCGGCCTCCGGAACTTCAAGCGCTTTCGCGCTGCGTTGCGCAAGGGCGAGTATGCGTCCGCGGCTGATGAGCTGCTGTACCAAAATCCTGCCCGCGACAAAAAAACGAAGAGCGCCTGGCATCAGCAGACACCAGCACGGTGTCGCCGAGCGGCCAACCGGATGCGCAAGATAGGCAACCTGCCCTACGCTAGAACCACTCGATGAGGATATCTAGCCAGGACCCCCCCCCATGCCGTACCGAAAATATAAGAATCAGCCTACCGTAGTGGATGGGATCAGCTTCGCCAGCAAAAAAGAGGCTCAGCGTTACTCCGAGCTTCGTTTGCTCGAAAAAGCCGGGGCGATCAGCGAATTAGAGCTGCAGCCGCGGTTTCCGCTCACGGTGTTCAGTGCCGACGGCCGGCCGGCCAAAATTGCTACATACGTTGCCGATTTTCGGTATTATGAGCATACCAATGGGGAAAAGAGCGTTATTGT